AGCGAGGTCGCGCAGCCGTTCCATTTCCTCGGTCGACTTGCGCTGATCCCCATAGAACAACTTGAACTGGGCGCGCAACACCTTGATGTCCTGCGCCGCCGCCAATCCCAGCCCGGTGGCCGCCACGGTAGCCCCGCCGAGCGCTGTCATACGCGCCTCTTGTAACTTGGCGCGTTCGGCAGCCGCTTTCTTTTCGATCTTGAGTCGTTCGGCAGCTTCCCGCTCGATTTGTTTGGTGAGGGTCTTTTCTTGCTTCAGGCGGTCTTGATAATCCCGCTTGAGGCTTTTGAGCAGATCGTTATAGGCTTGAGCTTCCGCGCGGGTTTGTAGTGCCGTTTGTTTGGCCGTATCGCCCAGACTTTGTTTGATGGCGGCATTCATGGCGCGGGATTCGCGGAGAATCTCCGACCGGGCCTGCGCAAAACTGGACGTATCAATCGTAAACCGTCCCTGCGCATTGCCGACCGAGTTGCCGGTGCCCTCGGCTCCTTTGGAAGACCATCCCATCTGGTCGAAGACGCTCATGTGCGGATTACTCCAAACATGCCCGTGAGCCAGTCCAGAGCCTCTTGCTTGTCTGGCTCATCGCCCAACACCTCGGCCAAGGTGTGTTTGTAGTGGCCCTTATCGTCGGTCTCGTTCAGCACGCCTTCGACGTGCCGCCCGAACCAGGACACCGCCCGATCAAACTGGAACGCCGTCCACCACCCGTCCAGCCCCGTCTTCGCCGTCGCCCACGCGCGCAGGTTCAGCAGGTGGCTCGCTGGCTGGTACGTGTCCTTCTGGAGACACCACAGAGTCCACATAGCCTTCTTGTTGCCGACGAAAGGGCTCCAAGTCGCGAGTCGCGATCCCCAGCAGGTGATAGACAAACTCCTTGTCCTCGAAGAGCAGGTCATTGATGCTGATCTGGTTGTCCGAGATCGGAGGGTCCACAATTTGCGGTTCCACAAACGCACAGCGGCACACCGCGTTGAGGATGTCGATGTACTGCTGAAGGTCCGCGATTTTGTCGGGCAGCATGGCCTCAATATCTTTCTTCCCCTCCATAATGGCAGCAATGATGGGCGTCAGACTGTCCATGATTTTGCCCGTCATCACGAAGAAGTCGAACTGGACGCCGCGCAACCGTGCCACACGACCGGAGGGGAGCCGACACAGCTCCCCTTCTGATTCTTTCCGCCATTCGTGGGGCGGAGTCAATACCAACTGGTTTACCATTGCAACCCCTTTTCAATTACGTGGGTGGGATGGTCACGGCCGTCGCCGTCGCATGATGGATCAGTTTCATCACGCCGTAGACGGTACTTTCATAATGGGCCCGCGCCGTCACGTTCTCTTCGATGTACGCGCCCTTGGCCATCGAGAAGTTCAAGCCGGACATGATCTTGACCTTGGGGATAAACAGCCACATATCCCCGCCCCCCGTGGTGGTGTCCACGCGGCCACAGATGGCGAAGTAAGGCATGTTGTCCCGCCCAAAGATCATCGACTCGGTATTGGTGCTGACCGTATTGGTCACCCCGGTCAAAATGGCCAGGACATCGTTGTCCTTGAGACCGAAGCCCAGCGTGATGTTGGCCGCCTGGATTTTGGCATGGCTGTCGGTGATGATGTCATCACCTTCCAGTTCGCCGCTTTCCATATCCAGCTCGACCCCGAAGACCTTGACGGACTCTACGTCCAGCGCCGTCCCATAGTTCTGAGCGCTATTCCAGACGGCGATCTTGGCGTCCGACAGGCCGTACATGAAACTCTGCGTATATGCCATTTGTCTCCTATCCTATCGCCCGGATCGCGAAGTCACTCCGGATCATCAGGGCATTGTCTAACGCTTCGTCACGCTGCTGGGTCAGGATATTGCCCGCCCAGTGCGGGATGAACTTGCTGGACCCGATCATCTGCCCGTGTAGTAACACCTTGGCACGGGTGCGGGCACTCTCGATGGTGGTATAGGCACGATCTCCATCATCGTAAAACCACAACTCGACTACCTGCCGGTAACTGACCTCTTGCGTCTGGTCGTCATCCATCCCGCCATCGGGCACTTCTTCGCGGCCCTTGACCAGGCAGCAGGGCTTCAACAGCCCCGTGGTCGCATCAAAAGGCGCACTGCTCATGACACGGGTAATCCCATTGCGGCCCGTTTGGGCATACGTGAAAATGCCCCCGGTACACAGGGTCGCGACTCCGCCCGCCCCGGTATCGGCCACCAACACCGCTTTGATGTCATCCATGAAGGTCATACCCTGCCCTCATAAAACGCCGTTTGCGTGTCGGGATTCCACTGGCGGCTAATGCCCGTCTGGTTGAACTGCCCCCCGCGCACGAGCTTTTGTAAATCCTGCATGATGATGGGGACCCAATGGTCGAGGGCCGGGCTGATGATGCTGTAGCGACCTGCCCACTTGACCTCCAGCCAGAACCCATAATACATGCCATGCGACAGCAGGAGCGTGATCTCGTTCAACCCCTGAATGACCTGGGTGAACAACGTGCGGCGGGCGTTGCCCGTCTGGTCCTGCCACGGCGCATTGTCTTTCATCCAGACCAGGATGTCGTTCGCGCGGGTCTGCATGATCACGTTCAAGGCTTCCCGCAGATAGTTTAAGTAAGCATCGGCCAGCGCGCCAAAGGCTTGTTCGGGTGTCACCACCCATTCAAAACCAGCTTCGACGCTGCGCAGTGTGACATCCCCGATGGGTTCCGGCGCTCTCATGATCGCTGCTCCCCGCTGGCTTCCGCGACTGCCAGCATCCGTCCGGGAAGGGTGTCCCAGACATCCACCACCACATACATCTGCCCGGCATGAAAAAACCGGTCGCCGCGATAGATCACGGTCGTGGACAGGGTAGGATGTCCCCGATACCCCAGGATCAACATATCCTGCTTCTGTCCCTGGTTGCCAGCGGGTCCACTTATGTCCGTGCGAGGCGTCAGGACTTCCAACCGCACCGTCTGGGCTGCCTGCTCTACGCCCGCCCGCCGGATGACGATGCTGGTGGGCTGTTCGGCGATGCGGCGTGCCGTGTCAAACGCCTTATCGTTGTCGTCGATAGTCGTCTCTAAGAGCCCACTGGTGCCCAACCACGCATTGAGACCCATCAGAAACTCGGTTTCTCCCGATCTATCGGGGGGATGGCGCGCATCCCCACCAGCCGGACTTGCTGGGCCTGGTTGGCTTTGTGCTCCCAGATGTCGATCTGGTCTTTGATGTTTTTGTAAATCTGCGATTTGCTTTCCGCCGACTGGGCCAGTCGGTAATCATACAACCGGGTGGCATCGGCCAGCAGGACATACCACACCGTCAGAATCAGGGCCTTTTTGTCCTCTCCTGCTTCGGTATACCACTCATCCAGTTGGGCGTCGGTGAACACCGCTTCGGTATCCCCAATGCCCGTCATATACTGAACGTAGCGCCGATCCGCATCACTGAGTGCCATCAGCCCCACTCCTCAATCAACTCCATCAAGCGCCGGGCCGAATGCTGCCAGGTCTGGTGTTCGCGCAGCCAGGCGGCGGCCTGCTGCCCTTTCTGCCATGCCTCATCGCGGTGTTCGTAACACCAGCGCATGTGCGTGCCGACTTCTTCAACATCGGGCATGGCCCATTCGCCACCACCCAGAATGGCGGCGGGGACCATCTGGTAATTCACGATGGGAATGCCCCAGTGTTCTACCCCATCCAGGGTGCCGCCGAACGCGGTGCAGATGACCGGTTTCCCGGTACAGGCGGCTTCACGGGGGAACATGCCCCAACCTTCGCCCTTGGTCGGATTGACCACACAATCGACGTGCGCATACACGTCGGCCATGTGGAGCACGTCCTCACGCCAGATCGTCACCCGCCGGTCGCCTTTGGCGGTCGACAGCCAGGGGAGACCCCCTTGCCGGGTTTTGATGATCAGGCGCACGTCCGGGTTTTCCCCAAAGGTATCGTAAAAGGCTTCCCAGACGAGATCCTGCCCCTTGCGGCTGCCCCGGTCCCCAAATGCCAGAAAGGTGTAAGGACGGTTCGTCGGCAGAGGGATGAATGTGTTCGGAAACTCAACCGGATCAACGCCCCCCGGCACGATGTGTATCGGAGTCGTGACACCGTTGTCGCGAAACACGTCTGCACACCACTGGCAGGGCACGATCAGGCGTTCCGCTTTCGTGTTGACGTGGTGTGCCCACTCGTCGGGAAGGCGCGTGCTCTCGTACATGGTGCTCGCAAACACCCGACCGGGCATGGCTTTCAGATCATGCGGAGGGGCCAGCACCACGTTCAGGCGGGTCATATCCAACCCGCGCAGGTAGTTATACCAGCCCGGCGTGTCCTCCAGGTCCATGAGTAAGCCGGGATACACCTTCGCGCCGATCTGTGCCAGCGCCTTGATCTGCGAGAGGGCATAATAACTGTAGCCATCGCAGGCCGTTTTTCGGAAGTGGAGGTAATTAAAACCGCGACTTTCGATCATGGGTTCCTCAAGAGAGGGGCTCACGACGCCCCTCTGTTACTGTGTCGGATGTCAACTGATGGTCGGATTCGTCCAGGTGCCACCCGTCGAGCGATAGGCAGCGACCCCATTGGTACGATCCCCGCCCAGCCCCAGCCCGTATTCGAACTCCATACGGATGAGTTTGATCGGGCTGATGGTACTATCTCCCGTGACGGCAGCGATGTAACACCCGAAGCCCTTGCCCCCGCGCGAGGCCGGACGCAGCCGGACCGCAAACGGATTCTTGGGCGATAGGGTGCCATAACTCTTGGTCAGGAAGGCGTAGGCGGTCGGCACGCGCGCCGTCGCATAGAGTTCGATTTCGCCATAATCCGAGCTGAACCCGCCGATGACGCCTTTACGGAGCGCCTGGGTGGTGTAGTAGTTCGGACCACTGGTTTCGCCTGCGCGGTCGATGATCGAGATCATCTGATCCTTGGGGCGAATGAAGTCAGCCAGGTCGCGATAGCTACCGATGTCCGCACGGGAGACAATGGCATAATACGGACCATCATGTCCATGTTCCTGGAGGGTTTCGGCCATCTGGTTCAGCATGTCGCCGAACCCGTAGGACCCTGACGCCACCCCCAGAAAGTGATCGTGTGTGCTGGCAAAGGTTTCGCCGTTGTAGGCCACCGGCACGAAGTCGATGTTGCCCGTGGTCGAGTGGACCCAGGGCACGTTGTAGCCAGAGGTGCCGACGCTGTATTCGGTGGTCAGGAAAGCGCGGTTGAGCAGATCGGTTTCGAAGCGCTTACGCAGGTTGTCGATCTTGCCCCCGATGTCGGAGGTCAATTGCATTTCGCGCGCATCCAGGAACCATCGCTCGGTCCCGCCGATGACTTCTTGTTTGACTTCCAGCGCGATCTGGTGACCGATGGTCGTTTCGTGCGTCGGATCGACCACATCGAGGTCGGTAACCACGGGCGATGCCGCCGGGGTGCCCCCGTTGCGATACTCGAACTCCTGAGTTTCGGTGGTGTAAAACAGGTTGCCCCAGTCCGTCTGAAATTCCGCGTTGACGGCAGCCAGGGCACTCGCCAAGCGCTGGGTGAAGCCCATAAAGGTCTCACCGGTCGCCAGTTCCCACTGCGCCAGCAGCGTTGCATCGACGCCGGACGGGAGGGCGAGATTCAGGATGGATTCATAACCAAGTGTCGTTCCCATGTGATCCTCCCGTTAGACGCTCGTCGCGTCCGTCGCGTTCCAGTTGACGAAAATGGTCGTGGCACTCACGGCCCGGCCAATCGCATTCGGATACGCGCCACTGGTGGGGGCGGTTTGATCCAGGCGTCCCACCGTCTTCGAAATGTAGACCGGAGCACCGGGGGTCATCCCCGAAAAGCCCGTGACCCGACCCCAAACGGCAACCGAACAGCGGTCACCCGATGCCACCGTCGTCGAGCCGTCTTTGCTGGCGACGACGATACCCACCACGCGCGCACCGACCGCCGAAAGATCAGCGTCCGCGTGCTGCGCATACCCGGAACTGTCCAGATAGACCGCGTACCCCACTGTCAGCGCTGCCCCCGCCACCAGATTGAGCGGCGGGTGATTGGGCGCATCCAGGTAGCAGACATCGGCACCGGTTACGGTAATACTTCCCATGCTGTCCTCCTACCTCTACGACACCCCAAACGTATGGAGTGCCTCTTTACCTTCTTGAAGAGTGGGTTCCACGGGTTTCGACGCCCCCTCGCGCCCCACCCCCCCGACACGAATGGCGGGACCGCTGAGGGCATCGCGCGTCATTTCGACCAGGACTTTCAGGTCGCCCGTCATCAATTCCTCGACCGCCGGTTTGGCCAGTGCCAGTTCCGACACCACGCCGCCCAGTCGAGCTTGCGCCATCGCAAACAACATAGTGCGCAGGGCGTTCAGTTTGTCGGTCGCCTCCGGTTTGCCATTGGTGTTCCAGGCCGTCAGTTCGGCAATATGCTGGCGCAGCGCGGCTTCATGCTCGCTCCGTTGGTATTCCGCCACCTGGGTGGCTTTGGCCGTGTTGTCGGCTTCCAGTTCAGCGATGCGTTGGTCTTTCTCCGCCATCTGCTGGATCAAGGCGGCCACGCGGGTATCGTGCTCCTGCGTAACCCCGGCAATAATCGTCTCGCGCAGTGCCGCGAAGGCGGGGACGGTTTGAAGCTCGTCCGCCGTCAATGTGGCCAGCACTGCCGCTTTTTCAGGCATAGTGACCTCCTGAGCTAAGTCCTGGGTGACGGGTACACCCGTAAGAAAGTCCCAGGATGTCGATGTAAATTCAGGCACGATCCCCGCTTCCATTTGGCTGGTCACGTGGAACGTCCCGGATAACCGTAAGGCGGCGCGTTCCCAGGGGGCGAGATCCAGCGATTCCAACTCGAACCCCTTGGCTTTCCAGGATTTCTTCTCCTCGTTTTTCATCTGGCTGGTGAACGGTCCGAAGATGCTGGTGGCCGCTTTGCCCCCCATTGCTTTCTGTCGCCAGAAGTGTTCTTTGGCCCTGCCAGGCGGGAGATACCCCTTGGCCCAAGCCGTTTTGCCGATCATCTTCGCACCCACCCAATACACGTCAGGAACCGGATAGGCGGTGGAACGCTCTTCCGCTTTGATGTGTCCCATGATCCCGCCGGGATGTTTGGTGTTGATTTGTTCGACGAGGCCCTTGACCAGCGGTTCGTCATAATCCAACCCGTTGGAGGAAACCCGCCCGATTTCACCCACGGCCAGGGTGATGAAATACGGTTCCTCATCGCCCTTCGTGAGCGCATCCAGGTCAATGCCCGGCGCCGTCGGAATCTCAGGCTCCTGGGTACTCAGGTCCGTGATGCTGAACTCGCGCAGAATCAGACGAGCAGGTTGTTGCTGAGTGGTTTCCACCGCCGCATAGGTCAGGGTCACTTCTTTCCAGGTCTCACGTGGATCGAACACAATAGCGTCTTTCGTTTTCTGGTAGCCCACCTGAAAATATTTCCCTTGGCCACTCACGACAATGTGGTCGGGAAACACATCATTCACCCACAGCGATTCCCCATTCACCACCGCCGTGTTATGCAGGGGGTAGAATTGGTCTTCAAAGGCACGGCGCACCACGGCCAGTTGGTCGTCCAGGCTGTTGTCCATTTCCTTCGCATGAGCGTCGGGAACGTTGGCCATCAACGCCTCAAAGTGAGCCTGTGCCTGCTCTTCCGTCTCATGACATTTGACTTCTTCGCCACGAGACCCATCAGCGTTTTTCTTATAGACGCACAATCCTTCTTTCATGTAGGGCATAGACATCCCTCTCCTCAACACAAAAAAACGGCTGAAGGTCGTGAAACCCTTCAGCCGCAGGTTAACCGGGGGCCAGGTTACTTTCGGGGGTGGCGCTCTTCTTTGGGTGGGATGGTCTGGGGTAACCCCAGCACCTTATCCAAGGCCCGCAGCAGCATGATCACCGCCCGACGCAGTTCCATCAACTTCTCTGGATCAACGTCATGATCCATGTCTCCCATTTTCATCTTAACGCATCCCCATTGGTGTGTCAATGGTGTATAGTACAACGGTGATAAACACTCAATACTACGCGAATGTTCCGTTAATGAACGACAACTTTTGACACCACTTTGTAATGTTCCGTCAGTCGAAAGGTCGCATCGCGAATGCGACACAGGCGGCCCCCCCGCGTGCGCACCAGGGCCTCGTTCCGCTCGCGTTGACGCTCTGCATATACGCCCCGATGACACCCGTCGTGATTCTGGTGAATGGCCGTGGCCACCACTGTGGCGTCGATGACGGGAAGGTCCAGGTCTAACGCCCGCCACACCAGCCAGTTATCCCACGACCAGCGGCCCAAGGCAAAGGGGGGTATCTCCCCCCACATGCCCTTACGGTAGACGAAATAATCAATACCCGCGTCCTGGTGCAGCACGCCGGAGTGGCTCACCTGGTGGCTCAGGTCGGCTTGCCAGCCTCGTTCGAAGGCCAGTCGGGCTTTCAGATCCAGGTCGTATCGCTGGCCAATCATCAGAAAGTTACCCTCAAACCGTTGGAGGAGGGCTTTGATCGCTCGCAGCCAGGATTGCAGCAGGATGATGTCGGTATTGACATAGGCTACGATGTCGGTAGAGGCCAGCGCCTCCCCCTGGGCAAAGACACTGGGGACCAACGGGGTGCCAAATTCATCCTTGTCGACGGAGGAGAGTTGGACCCAGCGGACGCAGGGCGAAGGGATCAACCGCCGCCAGGACCGCTGGGCATTCGCTTCGATGGTCAGGCGCGACTCCAACTGGGTGGGGCAGGTAAAAATCGTCAGACCCGCCATTACCAGCTCGCGCGGGGGTTCTGGGGATTGGCGCACGGGACCTGCCGTTCGGCGCGTTCGGCTTGCACGCCATACCCTTCCAAGAATTTGATGCAGAAGGTAATCGTGCCTTCGATCAACTCATCGGTTTCCCCGACCTCGAAGAACAGGTCGCTGCCGATGCGATGTTCTTTCAGCACATCCCGCAACGCCTGGTGGAGAACAAAACGGTGTTCCTGCTGAAACGTCGCGGGATAGGTGATGAGCAACACCGGCACCACACGCGCGATGGGTACCGTTTGCATTTCTTCGGGTCCCCCCGTGCGCAGCGCCCGCTGTTCGGCCTGGCGTCGTTTGCGGTTCGAGTCCCATTCTTTCTCCTCATAAATCACTTCGATGGAGATCGGCTGGGGAATGATGCTTTCCAGATCAATCGCTCGCGCCACGGTCGAGCGGGGCTTACGAGTTCCTCTTGATTTCGCCATGTTCGTTATCCTTCATAGATGCTTTGAATATCTTGCGGTCCCACGTGGACCGTATATCCCCAGGATTCTAGCAGGGTGCATTGGTTCTGTATATGGGTGGCTTCGGTGAACAGGAAGGGATGATCGCGCCGAATGATTCTCGCTCCGCCCCGCAGCACGGATTCCTCACGGCCTTCAACATCGATTTTGATAGCATCGACATGAGCAATGTTTTCCCTTCGGCACACCAGGTCCAGCGTGGTCACTTCCACCATCTTCCAGGTACAGCGGTGGTCGGAGTTTCGAATATCGATGTAGGCCAACCCCGAACACCGGGGGTCATTCGGGATCGTGAGCAGGGCGTTCCCCAGGTAATCCAGGGCAGCATAGGGCAGCACGGTGACGCGCGTTTCCAGGGCATTCAGGGCGATATTCTGGGTGAGTACCTGTCGAACCTCCGCGTTGGGCTCCAAGGCCCACACCCGCATTCTGGGATGGAAGTGGGCCAGCAGACAGAAGCTCCCAGTATTCGCCCCGACATCCAACACGACCGGTTCAGCGAGCGCCTGCACGTGCGTCCAGAAGTCCCAGATCGCCCCCTGATCATACGCCTGGAGCACGCCGTCCCGTTCGCTTTCCCACGAGCCGCCGTAGCGCGCGGTGTCGTCGTCCAGTTCGACCAGCATCCCGCTACAGAGTTGACCGCGCATCGTCCCTCCTGATCACGGGTTCGAAGTTGTCGGGAAACCCCTGCCGTTCACGTTCGTAGTAGATATAGCCATCCCGTCCCTGCATCGCCATGTTCTCGCGGTTCAAGTCATCCATCTGCCCACCGTCTCTCGACCAGTGCCGATGCTGCACTACCGACTCTTGGCACCAATAGAAATGTCCTGCACGCTTGGCGCGAGAATTTGATTCAGTATCGTTCCACGCAAATTCGTACACTGGATAGGCCATAACCCCACCCAAGTGGTCAATGCAAAAATCTCTATCAAATAAATATTGGACGGATAATATATTGCCGTCTTGGTATCCATCCGAGAAACCACAAAGCCCATACCCGCCCAACTGCTCCTGGTGCGCCTGCAACGCCGCTTCCAGCCACCCCGGCTCTGGCTCACAGTCGTCGTTGAAGAAGCACAGAATGTCACCCGTGGCGGCGGACAAGCCCTGGTTCCAGCACGCCACTGCGCCCCGCCGAACCTCGTTGAACAGCACCATCACAGGCGAAGCATTAAGCGCCAGCACGCGGTCACGACTCTCGGTATCCACGTCGATGACCACCAGAATTTCCAGCGGGCGGTAGGGCGTCGTTTCCAGGATGCGCTGAATGCAGCGGACCAGGCGGTCAGGACGGTTCATGCTGGGCAGGACGATACTCACGATGTCATTCATTGTACCTTAATATCTCCTAAATTGAATACTTGGCATAGGGTGATCGGCCTCATGATAGGAGAACCAGATTTCTTCACAGATGGGATCGCGTCGATTGACTATCATAGCCTCTTCCCACAAGGCTTCCAGTTCACGGTCCTGTTTTCTCTTCAGTGCATCGCGTTGTTCCTCATGTGAAGCCAGCAAGTCATCTAACCTGTCCTGAATAGAAAAGCGCTTAGATTTACGCTTGAATTTCATCTTATGTTTAAATGGCCACCATGAGAAAGGAGCATAAAGTTCTGTCCAGCCTGGACGTTCAGGTGGTGGCGGTGGTTCTGGATATATAGCCATCCCCAATTCTTGGTCATAGTAAGGAGGCGTTTTGGGCTCAGGTTGTGTCACCATGTGTTCACCATTTCAGGGCTTGCGGCAGTTGCAAGCCACATGTCGCGTGCAGTTCGGGCGGCACGATAGACTTGACGATGCGATGGTTCTGCATCGCGCCGGGATGGCCGTCAAAGTTCGTCTCTGGGTGATTCTGGTGGACGGCGACAATCGTGCGCGTGGCGTCGATGAAGGTCGCGCCGTGTTTGGTAACTGCGTGCCAGGGGAGGTAATTGTCCCACGCCAGATGTCCAACACCTAAGCCCGCAGGTAGATAATCGGCCATCCTGGACGATGAGAAAGCAAAATAATCCGTTCCCGTGGGCTTGAGATATTTATTTTCAATTATGGCACGTTGGCGCAGGTCATCAAAATCCTCAACGCATTGGTTCACGTTTAGATTGTGGCGCTGTCCGCAAATCATGAACTTCGGATACCACACTTTGATAGCGAAGATGGCATTCACAAAATCTTGTGTTAGGCAAATATCGGCATTGACATAGGCTGGGACAACCCCTGCTGGAGTAAAGTTCAGACATTGACTCAGCATCCAGGCAAGGTCGGGACGCCCAAAAGTTGTAAGATGCGCGTTGGGGAGGTGCAAGAGACGATACTTCGCACAGAGTTCCGCCACTCCGTCGTCGTCTCCGTAAACAATGATGCGTGGTAAAGGGAACAGCGCCAGCCAGGACCGAATAGCATTGTCCTGGTGAATCGCGTCCAGTCCGACCATCGGCTTACAGGTGGTGAAGATACTCAGGTGGTTCATCCAACTTTACTCCAACAGGGCATGGTATTTATAGGCGTCCACGGGGTCCGTTTTGCCCTCTTTCTTTTTCAGTCGATTGGCATACCGAATGAGACGGTCTTCAAAGTGGTAGGCGGGCTCAAAGAGCCAGACCCATACTTCCAAGAAACGCGGGTCACCCTCTTCCAGATGGTATTCTATTCGTTCCGGCATGACCTGAAGGGCTTCGTAGAGATAAACATAATCCTCGTCGGAACATGAAAAGGATAACTTATGTGCATAAGGATAATAACTGGCCATGAGATTCCGATGTTTATTGCTCATCCGACTTCACTCCAATATTGTGCGATCTTCAACTCGCCGTCGCGCTCGATGATGGGACAAATCGGACGGAACGCATGGCGGGGACGCCAACTCAGCCACTCGCGATGGGCCGCGCGGAACGTCTCATGGTTATGCTCAAACGACTGACGCATCACGTCACTGCCGGTGTGCGGGCTGGTATTCACGATGTCGAGCGGTAGATACAGGTTGGTATAGCCCCTCCGCAAGAGCTTCACCGACAGATCGGTATCGTCCCAGCAGAACTTCTCGTAACCGGGTCCGCCCAGCCCGCCTAGCTCGCGCAGCAGAGGCGTAGAGATGGCGAAGGGGCGTGTCACGAAGTCCACGCTATAGAGCGCCAGCGGATACTTGCCCTCCGGGATGTTGTGCTTGCCGAAATGCACACCCTTGTGCGGACGATTGGTCTCCACCCGAAAATATGTGTCGCCGTCGGCACCGAAGTAACCGCCAGCCAGCAGGGCGGTCGCGCCGGGATGATCGGCCCACTGCTGCGAGTGAACGAGAATGCGATCCCAGTTCGGTTCAAGAGACCAGTTGTCATCCTGAATGAAAACAATCAGGTCGCTATGATCCGAGGCGTAACCTAACGCCAGATTGTTGGACGCAATCTCGAAGATGTCATCAGTAGAAAATACGTAGATACGTTCAGTACTCAATAAGGAACGAACCCGTCGATATTCGAATGCAGTCAGATGTGAACCGTCAGTGCAACCATCGCAGACAATGACCGTTTCGTGTCTGTTATCTGGAGAAAGGTTCTTGATCCACGAGTCCAGCACGCCTTCTAGCGTCTCCGCTGAATTGTGGACATTGAACACCAGCGTGATGAGTTTGGTCATCAGTTTCTCCCCGTCACGCGATTGACCATGCGCATCCAGCCGTTCCACAGCCAATCAAGCCAAAACATGCGCAGAAGTCCACGGTAGGTTTTAGTGTCCATTTCCGTGAAGGTTAGCGTAATGGTTGGCAAGTCACCCTTGACAAGTTTGACGGGTTCTCCAGTATCCTTGTCCGCCAAGCCCCATGAAATATCCTGGATAGGACCGATAACGTGTACATCACCGTTTTGGTCTATAAACCTCACCTGTGCATTCGTGCCCTCGTATTTACCCATCCCATCCTCCGCCGCGCAGCACGTGCCAGAGGCCGCGCACGCGATAGGACACGGGGATGCTGACCCGCCGCCAGGTGCGCATGTACCACGACCGATTCCGGCGGTCTCTCCGAACGCCAGGGGCAATCGCATGTTCAATCCGCGCCATGAACTGGGAGTAAATAGCATCCAGTTCCTCATCAGGGTCGGGTTGCAAAGCCACCTGCTGATAATCCAGGAACAGCTCGCGGAGCTGCTGGTAGTCCTCAGTGGTCACGACGTAGGTGCGTTCCCCGATGCCCGCCATGCCATTTTTGTCCTGCCAGATCCAGTAGGTGCCTAGATGACCGTCCCCCAGGTCAATACGTTCCCCATAGTCGTAGATTTCCAGGCTCATCACGCGGTCACTCATTGTTTCCTCCAACAGGTCATCGACCACCATTCATCGACCAGCGTCACCCGTTCATCAACCAACAGGCTCAATGCGACCTGGGTGGGTCCTTCCCAGCCCTGATTGTAGACCCCGACTGGCGTACCATCAACCCGACGCGAATCATGCAGCACCATCAGCCCGCCCGGTTGCAGCATCGGCAACCAGTCCTCCACGTCCTGCGCCACGTGCTCATAGAGATGACTGCCATCGATGTACAGGAAGTCACAGGACAACCCGTAATGCGACGCCACTCCGGCAATGTCATGCGACGTGCCGCAGTGTAGTGCCCAACGACTCGCGTCCAGCTTGAGCACCTTGGCCGCGTGCTCGACGTAGATGCGCACCTGTCCGGGATCGGACCGCCACGTGCCTTCACTGTCACCCGCGAAGTTGTCGATGCTGTGGACCGTGCCGCGTGTGTGCATGAGCAGCAGCACCGCACTCGCCCCAAAGCCCGCGCCGATTTCGACGGCGACCTGCGCCCCCGTACACCAGCGGCAGAAGGGGTCAATCTCGGTCGGATGAATAAACGCTTTTGCGCCGGGTCCCATTGCCAGTTCGAGTTCATCACGAGTCATGGGGAAATATCCCCTCTTTGAATAGCCTCATCAATTTCAGAAATGCTTAGAGGGCGTCGGGGTTCTCCAAGGGACCATAACCACCATTCACCTTCGTGGATTTTGTATTCTTGGCGCAGTAAGTTGGACATAAAATGGCATGTCTCATCGACCATTTTCTTCATGTCTTCAGTAGATGGCTTTTGAATTGTGATATTGGCTTCGCGCAATATCTCACGAATTTCTGTCGCCATTTTCCGAAGTTTTTCCTCTTGTGCCTGTTTTTCTACTTGGTCCATTGAGGTCTACTCCCTGCTCAATCACCATCTGCAACTTTGCTATCGCTGCGACTACGGCGTCGCGGTCCTGTTTCCCGATGCCGTCACGCATCGCCTGATAATAGGTCAACGCCAGCGACCAGAGCTTCAGGTTCTCGTGTTTGGTCGCGCGCTTCTCAGCGTTTTGTATCTGAGGCGGTTTAGCTGACATGGGATAACTCTTTCATGAGGCGTTTTATACTCGACTGGGTACCACCATACATCGTAAAGCGTTCCATGCGGTCGCTGCGTAGAATGGGAATGCCCTCATATTCGCTCAACTCAGCGAGCATGGAGGGATGAAGGGCGAAACACAGGTCTTTATGTTTCCAGCCATGTTCTTCTAACTGTCGAATCATCGTGGAAAGAGCATCAAGTTCGACGGCATGAGTCGTTGTATAGTCTAGATAGTCGTTGCCAGTCGTCATAATCTCAACCACTCCTTCACCTGCTGATACTTGCTCTCGGTCGGCGCGAACTGCTTCTGCACGAAGTCCGTTCCACGCGCCCGGACAATCTCCATCTGCTGTCGATGCTGAAGTGCCCAGATCAGGCGTTCACCCATCGCTTGCGGATTGAGACGTGGCACGAGGTAGCCCGTGTAGCCGTCGATCAGAAACTCACGGTTGCCCAACACGTCTCCCGCGATGAGCACACAGCCCGCATGGAGCGACTCTTGCTGTGAGCGAGGACAGCCTTCCCCAAACAACACGTGTTTGCCGGGGTTCATCCCCAGGAACACGTCACAGGAGCGTAGTTGGTCGATCACGTCTCGCTCAGACCCCTGGACGTGGTAAAACTCGACCGGCAGTTCTTTTTCCTGGCACATGCGCCGGATAATATCGATGTGACCCATCGTGTGCGGTCCTTCGATCATAAACCCCACCCGATTTTCCACGCGCTGCTCTGGAGCGGGATACCAGTAGTCGGTATCGGACCACTCCTGGATAATCGGGATGGAGGTCTGAAACTGGCTCAGGTACCAGGCGTGTTGGTGCCGCGCATGGGTCGCCACACCCCCGAACTTGGGCCACCAGTGCTTCAGCGCCTCGAAATGCCTGCCCGAACTGCTGTGGGCCAGCTCGGCGTCAAAGAAGTAAGGATGGTCGGTCAACTGAAGCGCCAGCGTCGCCGCCATCCAGGTGGTCACGACCGTAACGGGCTGCCCCGACTCGACCATCTGCACCGCATCCACGTAGGAGATCGCCGGGGCGGGTTCGATCATCCACGGGAGGACATGCCCATCCAGGGTCATGCGATAGGCGGTGTGGCCGTGAGCGCGTAATAGCTTCACCCAAACGGTTTGCAATTTAAAACCACCATTTGCCACCGCATCACCCTGAGAATTTAGATTCTCAAGCGAAGAAAAAAGGATAACAGGCTCACCCATCGATATAACCCCTCACCGCCCGCTCCCGTGCCTCATTCCAACGATAGCAGTTGAAGATCATCGTTTGTTGATAAATTCTGCGAAGATTATTCCCTTGAAAGGGTCTAACAAATTCTCGTAACACCAACAAAGCGTCCTCAATGGTATCCACCCACGCAGGACCCGCCAGACTTCCACAATGATCGCGGGCCACCGACAGACACCCACTCGCCATCGCTTCATAGGTGGACAGCCCGAAGGATTCTCCCATGCCCGCGATAAGAGGCCAGGATTTATTCCAGGACAGAAAGGCCCCACATTGGCGCATCTTGTGAGCCACTTCTGCCTGCGTGCCCGTACAGCACACCACATTCTCTTGACCAAAGGCTTGTTGAAGACGAGACTTGATGTCGTAGCCGTTATCATCCGGTTGATAGCCCACCCAGTCCTCATGTCGTTCGCGCGGATTCGCGTGAAAAAGGTCGCGTATCCAATTCGTCCACCGGTATTGAGGATTGAGATCCAGAAGACGATAATCGGGATCGAAGGTGGGATTGTTGATCGCAATGGTTTGACAATGTTCCCGCAACCATTGGCGCACCGGATCATAACGCGGTTCATCGCGCAAGATTTCTCCCGAACACCAGTACCGAATGTGCGGAAAGAGTTGCGGTTGTCTATTCAATGCATTGAGCCATGAATATAGCCAGGTCGTGATCACAGCGTAGTTTTCATCGGGCTGATGACACACGCTCTCCCAAGGGGTCAGCGCAGGGGCAGGATAACCCGTCCACGCCCATTTCTCTACCGTCAGGCTGTCCGTGGGGTCGAAAAAGGCCACGGGATAACCCATCGCTTCCAGGCGCGTGCTGAGTTCGGTGAGGCAGAGGAAACCCCCGTTGCCGAGATAGGTCCCGCCAGGGTCAGCGTGGATGTAGACGCGCTTCATTCGTCCTCCGTTTGTAAATATTGAGGTTTCGCGAAAACGTTATTATAGAGCATGGTGATAAACCATCGGTTATTAAAAGGATCTACTGCCAACTCTCCACCCGTAACCCATTTCCACACGAGCGATTCAAATGGAATTGATATTTTAGCCTGTTCTTCACTATCAAATACGCCTGCAATTTCCGTTTCTTGTTCATAATCATTAAAGAAACGAATATATTGAAGAATGTAGATAGGGTGATTAGGCTCGCTCAAAGGTCCAGTTCTCCTCATATCCTGCGGTCTGGGTATCATACCCGATCATCTTGAACCCTGCCGGTTCCAGCAACTCGCAGACCTCACGCGGTCCATATTCCTCCTGGTAGGTCTGCGTATCCGACACGTTGACCTCAATCGTGATACGTTCCACATTTTGGAGCCGCTCCCCCAGTCCCCGCAGCACATGCAGCCCGTTGCCCTGGGTGTCGATCTTGAGCCACGTCACGCGGTCGATGCTCATCTGCGTCATGAACGTGTCCAGCCGGATCACCTGGGTCAGCACCCGCCCGACCTCCGCAAAGTTGAAGCCCTCCGGCCAGCGTGTCAGTCCCTCCCGATCCAGGCGGTGCAGCGACGAACAGCCCGGCACGCGATTCAGATAAAGCCACGCCCAACCATCGGTGTCACCAACCGCCACGGGGATGAGATGATAGTTGGGCGCAGCGCCATACACGAACCGCCAGGCTCGTGGGTCGGGCTCAAAGGCATACACTGGGGTGTCAGGATGGGCAAACGCATACGGCAGCATCACTTCGCCGCGATGCGCCCCCACGTCCAAGGCACAGGTGGTCATTAAAGTTGATGATCCTTCGCGATCAATCGCAGCAGGTGGAGTTGTTCGTCACTCACCCCCCCTCGGTGGTTGAAAATCAAGAACTTCAATCGGGCCGAGCCATAACTATACTGAATGAGATTGGTGTCCGACACCATAAACCAGACGTGACAACTAATCCTGTCGGTGACATCCAGGCTAGTCACAGGGACTTCTTTACGCAGAATGGCACCGCATAATACGGCAACCTGTCCCAGGTGATAGAAAGCTCGTTGAAAGCTCCATTCTTCTTCCCGCGCAGCCAACTCAAAACCCGTGACGAGTTGAGGGGATAAGGTCTTTAATAAGGGATCATTCAGATAGGGCATATCTCATCTGTTCCTCAATCCACCTTCGGTCTTTCATCAGGCAGATTCTTCGGCTTGGTGAGCACGACCGTCAGGGCGTTCAGCCCAAAGTTGTGAACCAAATGGGCCTGAACTGTCCATCTCTCATCGAGCAACTGATTGACTTCCGCTTCCCCGCGTTCACAATCCTGGTCGTTCAAGGGGTTGAATACCACATATTTAATCATGAGATTCCCTGACCTGCTCCTCAATCCACTGAGACACGACCGACATATCAGTCTCATTGAAAGGCAATCGATCCTCAATGGGATCGTAGTTGCAAAGCACAAAAGTTTCGGTCAATGAGGTATAAATGACCTGCCCTGACTCCCGTTTATTGACCCCGAAGGCATAAATAACGATGCGATGTTCATCCAGGGTTATCCCGAACTGCTCTAAACGAGCAGCGCAAAGCACGTACCATTGACTACTCACAAGGATACAGCGCTTGAATCTCCATTCCATCAGATGCCACTGCAAATCATGAGCCGTGACCACAGAGAGTCCCCATTCGGTTGGAATATTGTTAACCATTGCGCACCTGCTCCTCGATCCAGCGGTACGTCAGTTCCAGCCCGCCATCCAGCGACCGCTGCGGCTCCCAGTCCAGCACGGCCTTACACAACATGTTGTCCGAGTTCCGCCCCTGCACGCCCACCGGTCCCTCGACATGCACCAGGTCGATGTCCACTTGCGCAATCCGCGCAATGGCATAGGCCAGGTCGTTGATCGAGATCGCGCGGTCACTGCCGATGTTGAGCGGGGCGGCATAATGGCTATGCATCAGGCGGTAGAGACCTTCCAGGCAGTCGTCGATGTAGAGAAAGGATCGCGTCGCCGTGCCATCCCCCCAGATTTCGATGGGGAGAGTCTTATGCAACGGTTCCCAACCGTCCGCCGTCGATACCGATGGAGCTAACGGACCATCGCGCAGTTTCCATTTCATCTCGGCAATCTTGCGACACAAGGCCGCTGGAGCTTTCTCCCGTCCGCCCTGCCACGTCCCTTGTGGGCCGTAGACGTTGTGAAAACGGGGGATGCGCACCGTCATGCCGTACTGGCGCGCATACGCCAGCGCCACCTGTTCAGCATACAACTTCTCCCACCCATACTCAGTGTCAGGCCAGGCCGGAAGGGCGTCGCTTTCCTTGAGCGGAGCGGCGTCCAGGGTGGTTTGTTTGAAGCCGGGATAGACACACGCGCTCGACGTGTACAGGTAGCGACCGACCTTGGCGTGCCGCGCCGCCTCTATCGTGTGGAGATTGATGAGCGCGTTCTGGTGCAGGATGTACGCCCCCTGCTGGCTGATGTAGCCCATGCCGCCCATCTCCGCCGCCAGCGCGTACACTTCATCGAAGCCGCCCTCCAGCGCTTCGGTCGCCGCCAAGGGGTAGGTCAGGTCCAGCAGCAGGAACTCGTCAGCGGCAGAGTCGGAGAACTCCGGGTACTTCTTATCCACCCCGCGCACCCAGTAGCCCTTGGCCTTCAGGTACTCGACCAGATGGCTGCCAATGAACCCGCCTGCGCCCGATACCAGTGCTCGCATTTGCTCTACTCCATCAACATAATACCATCAGCGGGAGGCCAGAGGGTATAGGGTTCATCGGGAGCGGTTGCCATATACTCCAGTGTAGCCTGCCACTGATGATTCTCGTTGGGGTGGTACGTCTTTTCTACGATGCGATACATCCGGCGTTTGTCCTTCGATGATCCGCGAAAAAAGATGTAATCCCCGTCGCTAAATTCACTGGCGAACCCAAAAACAAAGATCCAGCCGGACAGACCATCATCGGTAGGGTACCACATAAAGTGGGGAGCGCGTGGATCAGCACAGTCTAGAGCCCGATGGGTAGTCATTTCTTCTTCCCGATGAACATTTTGCCATCCTGATCCACATATCCGAAGGGTTCGCCTTCTTTGGTCTCAATCGTCGTCGCGATTTTCACGGCAGCCGTTAAATCGCCCATTTGGTTGACGACCGTGACCTGTTGACCCCGCAAGGCATCGTGGATTACAACGCCAATAGGTAACCAGATCACGGGAGCCTGAAACCGTTGCCAGAACCGCTGCCAGCGGGTCAGCACACGCGGGTAGGGATAGACTATCTCAGGGTGATCCGGTCGATAGGCCACGATCATGCCCGCCTGGAGCGGTTCACCAGCCATCCGATGGCAGGTCATCATGGGGGAAGCCAGGACCACCCCATCCTGCTCTGGATCTCCCATGTACATCGAATAGTCTTTCATTGGCCCACTCCCAGCGGAACATAACGTTTGCACCAGAAGGATAGCTCCGTCATGGCACGCCAGGGGTCAATGAGAGTCTTAGAAAGCATCAGCGCCAATTCGACCTGGGTGAAATCGGGGTGCATGAGCACTATCACATCAGCCTTATCGCAGCAGTCAGCGTTGTTATTGGCATACTCGACCGCGCAGCCCAACGCCGTGCGCGCCTCGTCCATCGCCAGCGGGTCGTAGACCACCACCCGACGCTGCGGGTTCATCAGCAGGTGGTCGATCAGATCCAGACTGGCTGACTCTTCGCAGACCGATGTGCCCGGTTTGTACGCCAGCCCCAACACGCCGACTACGCCCTCGTCGCCCGCTTCGCGCTCCACGATGCGCCACAGATGGTCAGTCATCGCGTCGTTCGTCACATCCACCACCTCGCGCAGGGATAAGGTCGACGTTTTAGGAACCCCGGCGCGTTCGAAGACGATTTCCAACGCCCGCGAGTCTCTGGGATAGCACGGTCCCCCGTAGGCTGTGCCTGCCTTGAAATAAAGTGAGCCGACGCGGGGATCATCCCCGATGATGCGCGTGACTTCATCAACGTTGGCGTGGGGAAGATGCTCGCATAACCGTCCCAGGTCATTGACGAACGAAATCTTATTGGTGACGAAAGCATTGTCCGCGATTTTGGCGATCTCGCAGTTAATCCACGTGGAGCATCGCACGTCTTTCCCCTCGATATAGCGCTCGTAAATCTTCAGCAGCAGATCACGTGCCTGATCGTTCTCGGCCCCCACCATCGCTACCTTGGGATGGACCAGATCGTGAATGACGCTGCCCAGGGCGATCATCGTGGGGCTGTAGACCAACCCGAAGTCGTGCCCCTCCATCTTGCCACTTTCGCGTTCCAGGATGGAGCAGCACTCGCGCGTCTGACCCGGCATGACCGTGCTCACTAGGATGACCAGATGATATGAGGTCTTCTCTTTCAGGGACAGCCCGATGTGTTCCATAACTGGCGCGAGATAGTCCAGCGTAAAGCCCCCATCTACCCCACTGGGTGTCGGCACGATCACGAACGTTGCGTCGGAGTCCAGGACGGCTTGGCGCAGGTCCGTGGTGGCACTATATTGGCGAATACGAGGTTTTTCATTGGACCAGCCACCACCGACACCGACACGTTCGTAATAAACATGCTGTAGCCATGCCTGCAAGTCGGTTTCTTCGACCGGTGCTTTGCCCGCGTTGAGGGACGCGACTTTCGCTTCATCCGTATCCACGCCGATCACTGAGAAGCCCGCGTCAGCGAGTACCGCCAGCAGGGGAGCGCCGAGTTTGCCCAGTCCTACGACCGAGAGAGTTGTCATTTGTTTTCTCCAGGTACGATGACGCGAAGGATGGGGTTCAATTTCAATTGCTCCAACAAAAGGCCCACGGCTTCGTCGCTCATGACGGGAGCGCACGTCAGGTCGATATAGGCAAAACGCCCCGTCTCGAAGTGGATGTCCACCTTTTGCAAGGTGTCAGGAGAAATTCCCAGGGAATCCAGAAATGGCTTGAGAATGTTGATCCCAAATACGTGATTGGAGGGCGTCTTGCCCTGATCTGCGATCATTGTTTCCACCATAGTCTCCAAATCAGATGTTTCCATCCGATAATGTTATACCGAAACCCATACATATCAATTGCATGGTGAGCTATCGCCAATCGGTGCCATCGCCAGATAAACACGGTGGTCTTATTCATCATCAGAGACCTTTATCTCGGAAAACTCAGAATGACCTGCCATCACGCTGGAAGCATAGATGACCATCTTGGCGTCTCCTTCTATTTTTATCCAATGGGAAGGAGATTTCAGAGTTTCATTAAACCCGAAGAGACCAGGGATGACGAGACTACCATCCGGTTGCAGATATGCCTTAGAGCGAACCCCGCGATTTTCAACGATAAAATGAAGCGGCTCACTCCAACTGTAATCAGGGCGTTCCAGGGAAATCGGTTCGTAGCCATTACCTCGCAAGAGTTGTTCGGCTAAGGCTTGACCTTCATCGGTCACTGTAAAATGTTCCATCGCTCATTCTCCATACGGGGCGTGCAGCCCAATCACCTGCGGGTCGAGCGGTTGCGGGTCCAGAAACGGGATGGTCGCGCGCAGCGGGTACTGGGGAATAGGATGATCCGGTGGCAGTGCCGTCACGGCGGTCAGCCCGTCCGCCACCCGCTCATAATTCAGCCATTTCAATGCGCGTTCCGCCAGCGGTTTGATGCCCTCATAATGATAGATAGGCATGTGGGGGACGAAGATGATGTCCCGTTCGACTGTCGGGGACGTGTTGTTGGGGTCTTCCTTCCACAGTTGGTAGGCATTCGTCCCGGCGTGCAGGTTGCCATGCCATCGAAAGCCCTGGTGCAACTGGACAAAACGCAACTGCTTGTCCGGGCACAGGTAGGGGCAGAAGTGATAGCGGTCTTCGCTGAAGTTATAACGCGGGGTGATGACCACCTTGTATACGTGCAACAGATTAGCGCATTGGTCGATGTGGCGGGGCCACATGAGTTCGTCGGGGTCCCACTTAAAATAGGCATCGTAGCCCAGTTCTTCGCAGCGTTCCACGACGCAGTTCTGCTGGTTCCCGAAATGCCAATCCCAGTCGCGACGAAAGAGATGCCAAGGAATGCCATGCAGAGCGCAGATGGTGGCTACCACCCTATCGCTGTCGTCCGTGCTGCCCCCATCCACGGCCACCACGCCATCAATCCTGCCCGATTGCAGAATGACAGGCAGGTGCAGACGCAACCAGGACGCTTCATTCAGGAATTGAAAGCCGAGGGCGAATTTCATGACGGCAAGACTCCGCTGGGCGTCTAGAGGATAACGTTCATGAGTAGTCTACCATGAATATCGAATGTTTACAAGGTTACGCCGACGACTCTGCCGACCCTTCCGGCAGCGCCAACTGCTTGAACTGCCCGCCGCCCTGCTGGTGGACGTTTTTGCCCGCCTGCCGGGCTTTTTCCAGGTTGGCCTGGTTCTCCAGGTCCCACTGGTGCTGGCGTTCGGCCTCGGCCTGCTGCTGGCGCTGGCGTTCCTTCATCTCGATCTGGGCTTTTTCGTAGGTGAAGGTCGGATTTTTGACCAGCCCACTCTGGCGCAAGGCGGACACCGAGTCCATCATGCCGTTCGACGCGAGGAACTGCGTCCAATGCAACGCTACTTCCCAATCCACGCGGTCCAGGTACGGCCAGTCAATGTCCACCGGACCTACCACGATACGCGGGTCGGTGAGTTTGCGGGTGCGCAACCACACGTCGATCAACTCGCGCAGCCCGTCCTGGGGATGTTCGCCCTGACCCTCCCCTTCGAGGGCCAGCCGCCGCGCTTCGATGAACTGCCAGAACGGCGGCATCTGGGTATCGGCACTAGCCCGGCTGCCCTGGATAGCCGCGCCCCACACCGCTTCGGGCAGTCCGACATGCTCCAACATCAGCAGGAACAGCGTGCCCAGCAGCGAGATGATGTCGGCGGTGAACCCGACCGGCGGGGAGGCGAATTTGAAGGAGGCATCTTTCCCCAGCACCATCAAGGTCCGGGTGTCGAAGTTGAACACCGCGCGCTCGTCGGGATTGCCGTCGATGTCGGTATAGTCTTCCTCCCCGTCGACCGGAGCATTCGCCGCTAAGATCTGGTCGGGATTCTCCGCCCCTTCGACCACCGGCAGGGGATTGCCCATCAACTCCCCCCCGTCCAGCCCCTTAAGGATTAAGGTATCGTAATGGGCATACACGTCGAACAAGGCTTCGTCAATGGGATGGCCGTAAATTTCATTGACCCCCCGGTCGTTGGGAAAATGCACGACGGGAATCCGCCCGATCAGGTTACTGAAGGTTTCCGTCAGCGTCTCGTTGGTCCGTCCACTCAACGGTTTGATGGTCACCGTGCGCCACGAGGCGTCGTATTCCTCTTTGACCTCAAACTTATCCAGCCGGGTGGTCACCGTGACTTTGATGGTCTCGCGGTAATCGGTGGGATTCCACTCTTTGTCGACCAGTTGGGGGGAAATCACCGACAGGGTAGCATCGGGATTGACCGCCACGAACTGGTCGCCCAGCGACATCGAATCGTCCGTCAATTTCAGCAGCAGTTCGCGGTAATCCTTCAGGAAGCGTTCCAATTCCTTGTTGGTGTACCGCTTGTTGCGTTCATCGCCCTGAGCGTTTTCGGAGAGCGTCGCGGCCACGCCGCCGCGCCAGATGTAGCTGGCAATGGTCGAGGTGAGTCGTTTGCGGAATAAGCCCCCGAACCGAAAGCCTTCGGCTTTGCCCCGGCGCAGGCGATCCCAGAACTGGTAATCGATCTGGGTGGCGTCCACCGCCTTGGCGATGCGCAGCTTCCACAGCGGCAGCACGGAGACCTCCCGCCCAATCATCTCCGAGGCAGTGGCGGCATACCCGCGCAGCTCGCGCATGTCGGTCGCAATGGTCGTCAGGGCGTAGGGGCGCTCCGAATCGGCACTGATGATGCCCTGCGCCAGCATCTCCTTATGCACGTCCGAGGGGCTGGCAAACCCCTTGTGCATACACGCCAGCACAAAACGCTTGCGCTGCTCGCGCGTAATCGGGGTGTACACCGTGGGTTTGCCCATCTCAGGCCACGTACAGTCCAAACTCGAACTTCAGATCGGTCGTCTGCGTGTAGGTCGGCGTCCCGGTATTGATCACCGGCAGGATGAACAGCCACTCCATCGACTCGAAGTTGATCAGGGTAGAGCCGGACAGACTCAACCCCGCCAGCGCCAGGGAGGTGCCCGTCGGCGTGCGATAATCCGCCGCTGCAACGGCGATTTTATCGGGCAGGGCCAGGGCGTCCAGGTCGGCAATGACGGGCGTCCAGGCGGCGTTATCTACGCCCAGGGTGGTCGGGATGCGGTCGAACACCCAGAAGTCAATAGCGATTTTGAGATTGCGGGCGTCGGTGATCTTCACCCCGCCGATAAAGCCCATGCCTTTGGCACTTTGCACATTGAGCGCCAGCAGGCCCATCAACACATCGTTGGCCGCATAGATGCTGGTGCTGTTGGCAGGAGCGGTCGAGGTGACGGCGAAGGTGGTCAGACTGGTGACGCGCTGCACGGGGTAGACCGGGGAGCTGTTGTAATAATGCCGAAACTGCCACATCAAGGGGTCCATCATTACTCCTGGGGGGTTTCATGACCC